GTAAAGTCACTTAAAGTAGAACATATAAGGTGGCAAAATAATAATGATATAGTAACTCGTGTTCCTCTTAGGATAATGAATTACAGACATCATGGTAAGTTACATTATATTGGTAGTACTGGAAAAATAAACGCTACTGGTACATCTAACTGGTTCAAAAGAACAAAAGATAGGTGGTACGGTATGTGGTTAGGATTAAAGCAGGGTCAGGTTGATAACTTTTCTGACCATGCTATGGCAGGATACATTTGGCATATAAAAAGATGGAATGGATTCTACAGAAAACTTTAAGGAGAAATTATGGATGGTTTAGATAATAGAATGAATCACAGAAAGTTGATAAGTGAATACTATAAAGATGATGGTAGTGTCGCTAAAATATATCAGGTTATAAATGGAATGGACGGAGAACATTCGTTTTTTTCAATAACATATAAAGATACAACTGGTACTCGGATAGCAAATGAAGATTTTAAATTTAAATCTTTAAGATATGTTGAAGATGCTGCAGAAAATTGGACACTAGGAATTAAACTTAACCAGATAGAATAAACTATATTAACAGGTGAGACCCGCAGGACAAAATAGAGGAGAAAAATATGAACCCAAATGAATTCGGATTACAAATAGCAGATTTAATCACTCCCTTTATAGCAATGATGGTAGGTATTATTATTGCTTTATGGGTAAAGGATTTTGCTGTGAAGGTAGCTGCTGGAATGAGTTTTAAGTACTTTGGCCCTTTCAAAGAAGGAGATATTGTACAGCTTGATGGCAAGAAAGCTATGGTTATTAAAATAGGATTGATGATGACAGTTTTTGGGCATAAAGACGTTGAGCGAGGTTACATATGGAGATATGTCCCTAATGAAAAAATAGCTGGTTTAAGACTGGGAAAAGTAGTTTCCAATCATAGAAAAGAAACAAAACCTTGAACAGTAAAGAATCAATAACCTAAGAAATATACTACTTGACTTTTAGCTAAACTCTGGTATAATTTAGTATTGTCAAGATGACAAAAAGTTGAAATAGGAGATATTTTATGATGGATAACGTTATCGGCTGGATAAAATCCGGTACTAGCGCTGGAATAGCACTTATTGGTTTAACAATTGTTTTACAAGTGGTTTTTGGTAGTACCGTACCTTTCCTTAGTGGAGATGTAATTGGTACGATCACCGGCATTGTTCAGAGTTTAGGCGAAGCAGGGCTTGTAGGTTTATTGTCAGCGGCAATAATTTACAGACTATTCACGAAGGACTAATAACTAAGTTAGGCATACCCCAAAAGCCTTACTTTATGTAGGGCTTTTACTTTTAACAAAGGAAGAAATAAGTGTTAGAAATTAGTAGAGATAACATAACTACCGATAGAGTAAGAAATTATACTAAGGAAGAAAGGTTTATAAAATTACCTATTATTCATTATTTAGACTTACTCGGGGTAAACCCCATAAAATCTCAAGTAGCATTAATAAATGCAATTAACTCACCAGACTACAGGTTTGTTGTGTGTGCATTGTCTCGTCGACAAGGTAAAACATATATCTCAAACATTATTGGACAATTAGTAGCATTAGTACCTAATGTTAATGTTTTAATAATGAGTCCAAATTACGCACTTTCGCAAATATCTTTTGATTTACAGAGAAATTTAATTAAACACTTTGACTTAGAGGTAGCGAGGGATAACGCAAAAGATAAGATAATAGAATTAACTAATGGAAGTACTATCAGAATGGGATCAGTTAATCAAGTTGATAGTACCGTTGGTAGGAGCTATGACCTTATTATATTTGATGAAGCGGCATTAGGAGATAGCGGTAAAGACGCTTTCAATGTTGCACTTCGACCTACTTTAGACAAACCCCAAAGCAAATGTATTTTTATATCTACTCCTCGTGGAAGGAATAACTGGTTCTCAGAATTCTACCAAAGGGGTTTTAGTGACGAGTATGATAACTGGGTCTCTATTAGAGCTTCTTATCATGAAAATCCTCGTTTTAGTGCAAAAGATATAGAAGATGCTAAATCAGGCATGTCTAAAGCGGAATTTAGTCAAGAGTACTTAGCAGACTTTAATACTTTTGAAGGACAAGTGTGGGACTTTAATTATGAAGAGTGTGTTGCTAATTTGGAAGAGTTGGAAACTTCTAAATTTGAAGTTTTTGCAGGGCTTGACGTAGGTTATCGTGACCCTACTGCTTTTTGTGTAATTGGGTATGATTGGGACTCTGAGAAATACTATGTATTAGAGGAGTACATGGAAGCGGAGAAAACTACTGAGCAACATGCTGTAGTAATACAGGCACTAATTGATAAGTGGGATATTGACGCTATCTATATCGATTCAGCAGCACAGCAGATGAGGTTTGATTTGGCACAGGAATATGATATTTCTACTATTAATGCTACCAAAAGTGTACTAGACGGGATTGCGTCAGTCGCTACTATTATAGATAACGATAGGCTAATAGTTGATCAGAGGTGTAAAGACACTCTTATGTCACTAGATGCCTACCAGTGGAATCCTAATGTTAATTTAATAACAGAGAAGCCTGTTCATAATCTTGCTTCACATATGGCGGATGCTTTACGATATGCGCTATATACTTTTGTAGCTTCCGAAATAACTTTTTAAGTATATTTTATTAGATGAATTTTGTTGGTACAACATAATAATCTTGCCACCAACGAAAAATTCCTCTTGACATTTAGCTAGAAGTTTGATATAATTATCCAAATATAGAAATTTTGTAAGAAAAATACTTTATGAGTGAACTTAAACGCGATAAAATAAAATACATTAGAGACCGCGCAAAGAGTGCATACATAAAAGACGAAGAATGTTACATCTGTGGCGGAGTCGAGGACTTGGACTTCCACCACTTTTTTAGTGTAACAGAACTTCTTAACAAGTGGATTAAGGAAAAGAACCTCGTTATATTGACGGCTGAAGATATGATGGGTATTAGAGATGAGTTTATCGACTCACATCACAAAGAAATTTATGGTGATACGGTTACTCTCTGTCATACGCATCACTTAAAACTTCACTCGATATACGGGAAGAAGCCTTCTTTAATTACTGGCCCCAAGCAAAAACGCTGGGTTAATAAAAGAAGAGATAAAGAGTATGGGAATGTTAGATAGATTAGGGTTGCGCAAGTTAAACCCTGCACAACCTCGAATTGCTGACGCAGAAGGCGTACGAGCCACAGCTCAATTTTCAGTACCTTATGAGAAGGCATTTGAAAAACTGGAAGTAGTCAATCGAGGCATAAACATGATTGTAGATGCCGCATCACAGATAGGTATAGATGTTGGCGACAAAGAAGCATTTCCGGGTATAGCGACCATCAGGCATAAGAAGCTAGTTACCCTATTAAATAGACAACCTAATCCGTTCCAAAATGCGGACGCGTTTAGGAGACAAATCTTTTTAGATTTACTATTAGATGGTAACTGTTTTATGTATTATGATGGTGTGCACTTATACCACTTACCTGCGAGCAATGTAGTAATACATCCAGATAAGAAAACATTTATTAAAGGATATGAATACAGCGACATTAAGTATAAGCCTGAAGAAATTATTCACATCCAAGATAACTCATCAAAATCTATCTATCGAGGTACATCTCGACTGGTAGCAGCAAGGGAAACTTTAAATTTGCTGTACAACATGAGAGACTTCCAGGGCAACTTCTTCAAAAATGGAGCAGTACCTGGACTAGTACTAAAGAGTCCAAATACTCTTAGTACTAAGGTTAAAGAAAGACTAATTAACTCTTGGTCACAAAGATATAACCCTAAAAGTGGTGGTCGCAGACCTCTAGTTTTAGATGGTGGCTTAGAGATAGATAAAATGTCTGATGTTGATTTTAAAAAGTTAGATTTTGAAGAGTCTGTGAAAAACTTAGAGGATACTGTCCTACGAGTATTAGGTATTCCATCCATATTATTAAAAGGTGGAAACAATGCAAATATTAGACCTAATCACAGACTGATGTATCAAGAAACCGTTCTGCCTTTAGTTAGAAAAGTAATTAGTGGACTAGAACGATATTTTGGTTATGACCTTGCAGCAGTACTAGAAGACCTCTCGCCTTTACAGCCAGAGTTAGATGAAAAAGCAAAATACTACAGCACTTTAGTCAACGGGGGAGTTATTACTCCTAACGAAGCTAGAGAGGCCCTAAGATTAGAAAAGATAGAGGGTCATGACGACATACGCATACCAGCCAACGTGGCAGGTAGTGCAGGCAACCCTTCCGAGGGCGGGCGACCGACTGAGGATGAAGAAGAGGATGAAGGAGACAATGAATAAAAAGTTTCAAATTAACTCATTATTTAATGTTGTTGAAAAAGAGCAGTCAGATGACAACTCCCCTTTAACAATTAAAGGTTATGCGAATACTGTATCCAAAGACCGAGCGGGCGATGTTATCGTTAAAGAAGCTTGGGAAAAGGGAGCTATGGATGATTATTTAAAGAATCCTATCGTTCTTGCTTTCCATGATTACTCACGTCCAGTGGGTACGACTGTTAGTCACAGTGTGACTGATAAGGGCTTGGAAATCGTTGCTGAAATAAGCAAAGCTGCAGGTGAGGTGTACAACCTAATTAAAGATGGTGTTTTAAAAACATTCAGTGTAGGCTTTAGCATTAAAGATGCAGACTACGACAGGGAAGAAGATACCTTTTTCATTAAAGATTTATCTTTATATGAAATAAGTGTAGTTTCGGTTCCTGCAAATCAGAACTCTACATTTTCTTTAGCAAAAGCATTTGATTCAGAAGAAGCCTATAAAGCTTATAAAGAGTCTTATGCACCTTCAAAAGTTGAAGCAAGTGTTACACTTACTCCACCAACTGAAGTACTTGTAAAAGAAGAAGTAGATGTTAATACAATTGAGAAGGAAGCTTCTCAGGATAATATTCTTAAGGACATTGATATGACACAAGAAGAAATACAAGAGACTATGGAGCAAACGGCACAAAAGGCTGTTGACGCTTATAAAGCAGAAGTCGCTGAGAAGGAACAAACTCTTAAGGCCGAAGCTGAACTAGATAGTCTAAAAGTGGGTAAAACCCAAGCTGATAAAGTCGCTGAGGCTTTAGAAGCAAAGATTAAGGATAATGACGACAACTATGCGAAAGCAATAGAAGAAATGTCGGCTGAACTTAAATCTAACAAAGATGAGTTAGCTGCAAGAGCTAAGTCAAAGATGAGTTTTTCTGAAGCGGGCGCAAATGAGCCTACAGCAGATGAACTTAATAGCGCGTTTATTACGTCAAAAATACTTGGTAAGAGTATTGATCAATTAGGTATCGGTAAGAAACTAATTGAGAAAGCAACTCGTTGGAACGACACAGACTGGGAAACTACTTGGAATAACAACATTTTCCAAGGAATTGCTGGTCGAGTAAATGTTGAGCCTTTAATTACTTCAGTTGCTATGAACGCACGTGTAATGAACTTCCCATTCAACCCAGATACTGGTGTTGACGCTACTTGGGTAGACGCTTCTAACGCTGATGATTTGAATGATGGCGATAAAGTTGGTACAGCATTTAATGATGTATCTTCAGGTGTTACTAAGGCTCATGGGTTAACCGAAGTTCAAATGGTTGCTTATAAGCTAGCTACTCGTGAGTACATTGGTTACGAAGAAGATGAAGATTCAATTATACCTATCGCTGGTATAGTTCGTGATGCGATCATTCGTAGAATGGCTCGCTCATCTGATGCTGCTATCTTAGGAGAGCCAGGTGGTCAACCATTTACAGCACTAAGAGGTAACGCTGGTGGTGCAGCTGCTAATGATGTAGCTACTACTAATGCAACTACTGAAATGAGTGTTGATGACATTCATACTGCTCGTACAAATATGGGTCAGTGGGGACACAATCCTGCAGACTTAGTTTGTTTGATTAGCCAGGCAGCTTATTACGCGCTTGTTACTGATTCTAACGTTCAAACTGTAGATAAATACGGTGAAAACGCTACTATCCTAAAAGGTGAACTAGGTAGAGTATGGGGTATTCCTCTAATTATAGGGGAAACTTTCAAAGCTCTAGGTGCAGGTGAAGCAAGGGCAATCGTACTGAACCCTCAAAACTACCTACTTGGTAACCACAGAGGTTTAACTCTGGAAATGGCTACTGATGTAGTTGCTCAACAAAGAGCAATGGTTGCGACTCGTCGCTTTGGCTTCATTGCTAAAGAGGCTGGAGCAGCTGGTAAAGCTTCTATGGCTCTGATTAAAGCAGGTTCATAATAGCATAAGTTAGTATTAAAACTGGCGGGGCAACCCGCCGGTTTTTACAAGTATTTGGGAATAAAGAATGGCAGATTTAGTTACAGTAAGTGATTATAAAACATACGCAGGAATAAGTAGTAATACACGCGACTCAACCATTAATAATTTAAAGTCCCAAGTTAGTACACTTATAAAAACCTATTGTGGTCGTAGTTTTATCGACTACTATAGTACGGCAAAGACAGAATACTTTGACATTGTTAAAGGTGAAACTTCTATCTTTCCAACAGAACTTCCTATTTTGGAAGTTTCACAATTATTTGAGCGTGATAGCTCAAAGACGGATAAACAAACCGTCGAATTAAACCTCGCAGATAGTAACAATTACTATCTATTGAGCTCTGGTACTGCACAATGTACCCTTTCAGGAAAAGCTACAGAAACAGCTTGTATTAATAATGATACCTTCACGGGTTCAGGCTTAAATGACTTAACAATCACTGGTTACAACGCAAATACGTCGTCAGGTGAAGTTGGACGAAGTTATAAAGTACAAATTGATAGTACAGGAACTCCAGACACGTTTAAGTGGTCTAGGGATGGTGGTTCTAATTGGAAGGCAACTAGCGTAGCAATAACAGGCTCTAGTCAAATTTTAGAAGGAGACGTCGCTGTAACCTTCAATGCTACAACAGGACATACAAGTGGAGACAATTGGGCTTTCACCGCTGAAAGATGGACTGGTGAATGTAGCAACACTTCATATACAACTCAAGCAACTTGTGAAGCAGCTGGGGAATACTGGACT